ACGAGCTATAGCAATTACAGAATCAAATGAGAATGATGATGCTGTAGGTGATGATGGTATCAGTAGGGGAAGAATGCAGCTGAATGAATTATACCATGATGAACGGGTAATGAAATATGGTGAATACAATCCTTATGATTCTTTAGAATCTGTTATTATTGCTGGATTTCTATTTATGGATAGTTTTATTCGTCTTGGAGATATTGATAAGGCTATTGCAGCACATCGGCAAGGAGTTAATGGAGTCAGAAAATATGGTGCAAGTGAATGGTATGTTAATAGGGTGAAAAGCAATTTATAGGTATTGACAGAATAACTAGACCATAGTATGATGTGTTAATAGGAAATAAAGGGAGGTTCATTATGTATAATAATTTACCAGATTGGCCTTTTCCTCCAAGATTCTTTGATGAGGCTGAGGACGAGGAAGTTGTAAATCAGCGTGAAGTAGACAGAGAAACTTACTGGGATGAACAACGGTGGAGGAGGGAGGAAGAGAAAGAAAGGATGAAAAGGAGGTAGAGAATGACGAGGAAATTGCATTGCAATAAACGGCAATATCTAAAGATGATAAGAAAACTATATGAATATGATTTTCCTAAGTATTTAAGTCATTTTGGAAAGTTAACTAACCGAGAATGGAAATATCTAGATAAAAATTGGTTCAGGGATGATATAGTTTTTACACGTAAAATGTATTGGGAATATCAAGAAAGTGATAATTTCAAAAAAACAAAAAACAGGCGTGAAAATATAGCAAATAAACATTATGAGAAGGCCGATACTGATATTTTCATGTCGAATTTTAGGTGTGCATTCTGATAATAGAATAAATATGAAATATTTTCTTGATTTGTTTTCTGGTATTGGTGGCTTTGCTCTTGGTGCATATTGGGCAGGGCTTCGATTTGACGGACATTATTTTAGTGAGGTTGACAATTATGCAATCAGAGTCTACCAACAACGATTTCCAGATGCAATCGGACTCGGAGACATCCGAAAAATCAGAGGACAAGACCTCCCGAAAGGTGATTGGATTACCTGTGGAGGGTTCCCCTGTCAGGATATTTCTGTCGCTGGCAAGGGAGTTGGGCTGGCAGGTGAAAGAAGCGGATTATGGTTTGAGTATGCACGGCTCATTGGCGAGATACAACCACAATACGCAATCATGGAGAATGTCGGAGCTTTGTCTTTTCGAGGACTTGACGCCGTCCTTGGTTCGCTTGCCGAAATCGGGTATGATGCGGAATGGTGTGATATACGGGCCTCTGACATTGGAGCGCCTCACCGAAGAGAAAGGCTTTGGATTGTGGCGTACCCCAACGGCAGCAGATTGGAAAAACATGGGTTGTTCAAATCAGATTTATCTATCGGATCAGGTGAGACCAGAACAAGTAACAAACCCGAAGAAAGCGAAAATGATGTGGGCTACCCCCACAGCATGCGAATGGAAAGGCAGGGGGCCAAATTCCAAACAGCAAGGACTGGCAGAACAGGTAAAGATGTGGCCGACACCAGCAGCAAGAGACTGGAAAGACGGAAGGAAACCATACTCAAGGAAGAAGGATGGCACAGCGACACAGGATACGATAGGAAGAAGATTGGCAGCAGCTGGAGAAACAGTCAATGGGACTCTGAACCCGACGTGGGTAGAGTGGCTAATGGGGTACCCTCTAGGGTGGACAGACTTAAATGTCTCGGAAATTCGATTGTCCCTCAAATTGCAGAATTGATTTTCGAGCAGGCTGTATTTGATTTATGGAGAACTGTATGATAAATAGTTTTTAGTCCAATAAGAAATCATTTTCCATACAGTTACAATAAAGTAATACAAAAAGCTATTGACAAAGTAAAATATATGTAATATAATCATAATTGATAGGAGATAATTGATGAAAAATTGCCTTTGGGATTTAACTTTTATGTTTCCTGCGTTCGGGGCTGCGAACGTTGAGTGTAAACTCGGAAACCCTTTTAAGGGACAGCCTAAGCCTCCTAATCGCTTTCATTTTCCCTCTTTCCTCCTATTATCATAAAGGTTAGTCCCAAAGGCTTTCTTTTTACATTACAACCATGAAAATAGCAGATTATGATAACGGTGTTTTAGTATTAAAATTTTTTGGCAATGATTTTGAAAGTGGACTTGCAGAAGTTAAAGAACTTACAAGTCCATATTTTATTCCAGCAGGTAAATTCTGGACTGCTCCATATGTAGATTCTAATATTCAAAAACTTAAAAATCATAATTGGATTTTTACTGAAAAGCTGAATGCTATTATAAATTCAAATATAGTGAAAGAAGTTATTATAGATGAATCAAAATTAGAAGGGTTATTTCCATTTCAGAAAGAAGCAGTAAAGTGGCTAGAATCAAGAAATGGCACTGGATTGATTGCCGATGAAATGGGATTGGGTAAAACTATTGAAGTTATAGGATATACAAATATTCATCAAGAAAAGTATCCTATATTGGTAATATGCCCTGCATCAGTAAAAATGAATTGGGGAATTGAAATTGAAAAATGGGCTTACAATAAAAAATATGAAATTCTTTACAGCACAAGACCATATGAAATATATGAAAATAATTGGATTATTATAAATTATGATATTCTTAAAGATTGGGTTTTAGTATTGTCAGAAATGAAGTTAAAAATGATAATATTAGATGAATCACAATTTATAGCAAACAATCGCACATTACGAGCAAAAGCAGTAAAAAAATTAAGAAAAGTATATAAGAATATACCGATTATATGTTTATCTGGAACACCTATAAGGAATAGACCATCTGAATTTTTTACTACATTGAATCTTATAGCTCCTAAAGTATTTCCTAATAGATACAAATATTTACAGGAATTTTGCAGTCCTACTTATAATGGTTTTGGATGGTCGTATAATGGAGCTTCTCATATAGATGAATTATATGAATTAGTAAAGCCTTATATGCTACGGAGAACAAAGAAAGAAGTAGCATTAGAACTTCCTGATAAAATAAAAACTATTATTCCATTGGAACTTGAAGAAGTAGAAAAAAGAAATTATTTAGACGCAGAAGGTGAATTTGCTGAATGGCTGAATAATCATTATACTACTTTGATAAAGGAAAGGGAATTATTAGAACATTTACGGCAATTAGCATATCTTGCTAAACGGAAAGCTATGCTTCAGTGGATTAGTGATTTTATTTCTACTGATGAAAAATTAGTAGTTATGGCTTATCATACTATGGCTATTGATGATATTTATAGTAAATTCAAAGATGTAGCAGTTAAGTTTGATGGTAGGACTAACCAGCTTGATAGACAAAAAGCCATAGACAAGTTTCAGAAAGATGAAAAAACAAAATTGTTTATTGGACAGATAAATGCTGCTGGTGTGGGAATTACTTTAACAGCAGCTCATTCATTAGCATTTGTAGAATTTACCTATACACCTACAGACCATTTACAAGCAGAAGATAGAATCCATAGAATTGGTCAAGATGCTGAAATGGTGAATATTTATTATCTTATAGGCTTTGGAACAATAGAAGAAAAGATAACTAAAATGCTGAATATAAAGAATAATGTAGTAAGCAAAGTAGTTGATGGAAAAGAAGATAAAGAATTTTTTGGTGAAGAAGACATATTAAAAGAACTTATTAAACAATATAGGAAATAAGTAATGGAACTGAAGACTATTGATTTAAGTGCCGAAAGAAAATTACTTACTAATCTAATAGTTTCTGATGAATTTTGTAAAAGAATTGTTCCAATATTTAATCCAATATATTGTAAAAGCAAATATGCTCAAATAATAAGTGAATGGATTGTAGAATTTTATAATGTTTATAAGAAAGCTCCGAATAAAACAATAGAAGATATTTATAAAGAAAAAGTAAATGTAATTCAAGATGATATAGCAGATTTAATTGCTGATTTTCTACAGAATATATCTGATGAGTATATACAGACTGTTGAGAATATTGAATATGATATAACTCAGGCTGAGCAATATATAAGTGCTCGGTCAATGGAAGTGATGATAGAAAATGTAAAAAGGTCTTTACAGAAAAATAATTTATTGCAAGCAGAAAAGTTTATAGCTGAATATAAAAAGCCAGCGGCAGTATCTGATAGTGGAGTTGATATACTGAATGATGCTGCATTAGTGTCTGATGCATTTAATGAAGAAGATGAAATACTTTTTAAGTTTCCTGGAGCGTTGGGTGAATTAGCTGGTGAATTTCATAGAGGTGATTTTGTCAGTTTCTTTGGGCCACAAAAGCGTGGTAAGAGCCAAATGTTATGGTATTCGGCAGAAGCAGCAATGTATAAGGAATTGAAAGTAGTATTTTTTACTATGGAAATGACAAGAAAACAAATGATACGAAGAGGTTGGAGGTCTATTGTTGGACAGACAAAAGAACCAATGACAGTAAAATTTCCTTATTTTGTACAAAATGAAGCTAATTTGAAATATGATATAGCTTACAAAAAATTGCACAAGACTGGAGTAAATGTTACTAAAATTGAATATCAGCAAAGTAAATTGCGGAAAATGCTAAGGAATGGTTCAGTAAGGATATTATCTATTCCAGCATACCGTTCTACAGTAGAAGATATTGAAAATCATTTGGATGTATTACAGTTATACTCAAGTTATACTCCAGATGTTGTGGTAGTTGATTATGCCGATTTGCTTATTCCTAGCCGATATAAAGGAACTGAATATCGTCATCAGTTGGATGATATTTGGAAAGGATTAAGAAGAATATCACAAGAACGGAATATATTGGTTATTACTGCTTCACAAACGAATAAAG